TGCATTTTGTGGATGGGACACTTTCAGATTGCTAGTTACTGCTTTAACTAACTTAAATCTTTTCCATTACACATCTGATTCTGCTGCTGCAAGTGGTGAACTTATGTTGATGGGTACTAACCTGAAGATTAAAGCGTTGTCAGGACTTAACAACATCACAGGAACAACCGGAGCATACAAAGATCGTATCGTTTGTACTATCCCTGAGAATCTTGTTTATGGTACTGATTTAGCTAACGAATATGAGCAATACAAAATTTGGTATTCTCAAGATGACGATAACATCAAACTTTCTGTAAAATGGAAGTCAGGTTGTCAAGTTGCATTTGTTGGTGAAGTAGTTACTTACAAAAATACATAATAATATGGGGGTGTAAAAGCCCCCTTTATTTAACTTTTAAAATATAAAAAATGGCTTGTAATTTAACACAAGGGAGCGTTATAGCTTGCAGGGATTCAATCGGAGGGATTAGTGAAGTTTTGGTTACTGGTTTAGATAATAAACAATCTATTACTGCAAGTTCCGGGATTATCACAGCTTTCACATTAAATACCGGTAAACAGTTTTGGCGTTATTCCTTAGAAAAAGAAAACGGTTCATTTGAAGAGAAGCCAACAGTTTCACAAGAAAACGGTACTTTGTTTTATGAACAAACAGTTACCTTTAACTTGAAAAAACTAGGTGTATCTTATCGTGATGAGCTTCATATACTAGCACAACAAAGACTTATGATTATCGTAAAAGATAACAATGGTGTTTATTGGTTGATAGGTGAGGCGAATGGCGCAGACATGACCGATGGAACAGGAACAAGCGGTAAAGCATTTGGAGACATGAGCGGTTATACACTATCATTCTTAGGGAAAGAAGCTGCAAGAGCGCAAAGTGTAACAGCAAGTTTATTGACTGCATTAGCAACACCGGCATAATATTTTGTTTTGTTTAGTTTAGGGTAAAGAGGGTAATATTAATTTATTACCCTTTTTTTGTACAAACTGACTTTTTTTATATTTATAAGTAGATGCTTAAGATAAACAAAAACGCAAACAACACATTGATCGTTACGTTGAATGAAAAGAAGACCTTAACAAGTCCGTACTATTTATTCAGATTCACAAATGATATAACGCAAACAAGCGTAAGATTTTTAAGTGCTGACCTTAGTTTGTTTAAAGATCGGTATAATAAGTTTTTAATAACTGAAACAAGCGGAACAAATGATTATTCAAGCGGAGTAATTACATTAAGCCCAACAGGATTTTGGTCATATACTATTTATGACCAAGCAAGCTCAAGCAATTTAGACGAGAATTTAAGTACAGGAATTGTAGAAATTGGACGGGTTCAAGTAGTGGGTACTGAAACAGCATTTGATAAGCATACACCAAACAACACATTTATAAGCTATGGCACAGGCAGCGGAATCTAATATTGTTACAATAAATTTTGAGAATGTAAAGATTCCCGAATTTAAACAAGTGCGTGGGAAGGATTGGATTTACTTCGGTGTTGATAATCGTTACCCTGATTATCTTATTGAGCTTTACGAGCGTTGTGCTAAACACCAAGCAATAGTATCGGGTAAAGTGAATTATATTGTAGGGGGAGGCTTTGAGTATAAAGATAAGTTTATAAGCATTCCCGACAAAGCTATTTTGGATGAGTTCATAAGAATGGTTAATAATGATGGATGGGTTGAACAAGCAGCGCAATCATTAGAGATATTTAACGGCATTTTCTTTGAGGTTATATGGACAAAGAGCAAAAGGGATTTTGATGTAAACATTTTACCGTTTAACAAGATGCGAACCAATGAAGATGAAACAATGTTTTATTATTCAAAAGATTGGAAGCCGTCTATAAATCAAATTGCTGATCCTGAGAAAACGGGGTACAAAGAATTCAAACCATTTGATCCTAAGAATCCGGGAGGCACTCAGGTATATTATTTTAAAATACTATCACCTTGTATAAGTGGGGTAAATGTTTATCCTAAACCTGAGTATTTGGGAACTACGGCAGCTATTGAAACGGATATAGAGATTAGCAACTGGCACTTAACGAATGTTAAAACAGGATTTGCAGCCGGTACAATGATAAACTTTAATAACGGGCAACCAACAGAGGAGGCTCAGGAGTCTATCGAAAGACAGATCAAGAAGAAAGTAACGGGGACGGACAGAGCAGGGGCGTTAATTATTACTTTTAACGATGGAAAAGATCGTGCGCCTGAGATCATAAACATGACGCCAAGCGATTTAGATAAGCAGTTTATTGAGCTTACTAGACGAATCAATCAGGAGATTTACACCGGTCATAAAATTAGTTCACCAATATTATTTGGTGTTGCTACTGAGGGAGCTTTAGGGCAAAGAAACGAAATGATAGATGCTGATGAACTTTTTCAAAACAGATACATTTCTATACGTCAAAGAATAATTGAGAACATCGTAAATATGTTTGCATCATTAAAAGGTATTAAGAACGACCTTGTAATTAAACGGGTGGAAAGTTTAAAAAGAGCTATTCCGGAAGCTGCTTACATGAAAGTTTACGATTCTTTAGGAATACCGGAATTAGCAGAGGAATTAGGTATTCAATTACCGGCTATGAAGCTATCTTTAAAAGAGGAAAAAAAAGGTGCTAACATAGACAACTTTTTAAAATACGGCAGAAAAAGGGAGGACTTTGTAATTATTAAGTCCAAGCAATTTGGTTTCACTTCTTATGATGATTTAGTTATTTCTGAGTACGAATTTAAGAATGAGCTAAAAGGAAACGAACGTGCTATTATTGATTTGCTTACTAAAGATAATTTAATGCCTTCAAGTGAAATAGCGAAGACGTTAAGAATTGAAGAAGCGAAAGTAAACACTATAATTGAATCTTTAATTGAACGTGGCTTTATAGATGCGAAGACCAAAAAGGTTGCGGGTGATAAACTACCATTATTAATACCTACTACGGTAGCTAAAGGAATAGTGGACAAAGAAGGGGCTAAAACCTTAAATATAGAGGTTCTTTATTCTTATGAATGGCGTACTGGCTTCGGAGCTTCAAACGCTGGCACACGAAGAGAATTTTGTGCACAATTACAAAACGCTGATTTGCTTTATACAAGACAAGAGATCGATAAAATAAGTTCAGCAGAAGGTTATAATGTTTGGGAGATGAAAGGTGGATGGTACACTAAGCCGGGAACAAATGCGCACCTTCCTTATTGTAGACATATTTGGCAACAAAACGTAGTTAAAAGAAAATAAATGCAAAGTATAAATAATTGGACTAACACCCCATTAGCAGCAGGAGCAACATACACAGGAACGGCAGAAAACATTGCTGCTTTTCCCTCTACTATATTATCCTGTAAAACAGATACAAGTGGAACAATCTACTTAGATTACTCTGTTGATGGTACTAATTGGGATAGTACATTAAGTTGGAACGTAGCACCAAATACAACAGAGGTTCACAGAATAACTAATACAAGAGCCTTTGCAAGGGTTAGATTTACAAATGTAAGCGCAACAGCCCAAACCTATTTAAGGCTTCAAATGTTGTCTGGCAGTCAGACATCATTAACAAGTCCATTAGGTTCTATTATACAGGGTGATGCAGATACTTTAATAGTTAGACCAACGGATTATTCATTAGATATTGCAAGGGGTTTAGTAGAAAATGTCACTTTCAATAATAAATTTGGTAGAAATGCCGCAACGGCAACAGGGGACGCTATTTGGGCTTTATCAAGTGCTTATACTGAGCCTGCAACGGCAGAGCGTTGTAATGTAGTAAGTACTTCAACACAGGATGACTTTGGGGGTGGCACAGGAGCAGGTAAAATAATAATCACAGGCATAAATGATTCTTACGATTTAGTTACAGAGGTTGTAGAATTAAATGGAACAGCTAATGTCTTAACTTTAAATAAATATTGGAATATTCATAGGGCTTACGTATCAACAAAAGCACCATCAGGAACGGATGCAGGGGCGGTAGGAACTATCACAATAACTTCAACAGCAGCAGGAACGCCAGCAATATCACAGCTCGCAGTAGGGTACAATCAAA